AACGACATCAACGCTCTCAAGGCGATGGGGTCGATTCCGGGCGGTTACACGGTGAACCACTTCTTGACCGACACGAATGCGTGGTTCCTGACCACGGACGTTCCGAACGGCATGAAGCACTTCGTTCGTACCCCGCTGCAAAACAGCATGGACGGCGACTTCGATACGGGCAACGTGCGGTATAAGAGCCGCGAGCGTTACTCGTTCGGCTGGTCTGACCCGCTGGGCATGTTCGCCTCGCCGGGTTCGTCCTGATAGCTTTCTCCTAGAGGGTAAGCGTTGAGGGGTTACAGGTTGGCTAGACTTGTAGCCCCTCTTTTTTGGTGTTATATAGTCGTTCATCGGGAAAAATTGCTTATCAGACAGACCCGACTGACGACATGCAGACTGATAAGCACAACTCGCATGTGAGGATTTGAAATGGCACGTACAACTTTTTCTGGCCCGGTTAAGTCTGACAATGGCTTTGAGGGCGACATCGTTGGCACCGTAATTGGTGCTAGTTCTGGTGTTATCACCAACCTGCTTTGCACGACCCTGACGATTGGCAGCACTGTGCTGACCACGGGTTCGGTCTCGGGCACGGTATCGGTTCAAACCGGTCGCATCCCGGTTCTTATCGGTAGCACGACGCTCTACATCGGTTTGTACGCCAGTCTCGTCCCGTAAGATTTCGTGGGGGGCGTAAGCCCCCTTCATCCATTACAGGAGATTAGACATGACAATGCAAACAGATGTCTTGTCGGCGCATAGCGAAGCGACAGGAACTTTAGTGATTGGACGATACCGATTAAAAGGGTATCAAGGTCTGTCCGGTGGTACGGCTGGAGATATTATTTTCCGAGACGGAGGGTCAGGCGGCCCTGTTCGACTTCGGTTTAATGTCCCTGCAAATACCAATAACCCGTTCTCAAACCTTATTCCGGGGCAAGGAATTGTGTTTTATACAGACATTTACGTAACGCTTCCGACTAGCGCAACAATTACGGCGTTTTATGGCTAAGTCACCAGCATGGCAACGTGCCGAAGGCAAGAACCCGAAAGGTGGTTTGAACGCCAAAGGCCGAGCGTCGTACAACCGGGCGAACCCCGGTAAGCCGGGACTCAAGGCTCCGCAGCCTGAAGGCGGGGCTCGTAAGAAATCCTTCTGTGCCCGGATGTCGGGAATGAAGAAAAAGCTCACGAGCGCCAAGACTGCAAACGATCCCAACTCCCGTATCAACAAGTCTCTCAGAGCATGGAAGTGTTAAAAATGAAAGATGAAAATGTTGAAACCCTGAAAAATGTGGGTGACGCATTATCTGTCTTCACGGTAATAGGAACTCTAGTAGAAATGCTTCCATCAATTGCAGCACTAATCACAATTGTGTGGACGGGCGTCCGTATCTATGAAACCGATACGGTGAAGGACATTATTGCTCGGTGGAAAAATCGTGCCAAGTAAATCCGGCAAACAACATCGTCTCATGGCCTTGGTCGCTAACGATCCGAAAGCAGCCAAGCGATTAGGTATCCCTACGAAAGTGGGGAAAGAGTTCATGAAGGCCGACAAAGGCCGCAAATTTAAAGGTAAATCCAAATGAAGAAGTACGCTATGGGCGGCATGATGCGCCGCGAACGTGAGCCGATGGCTGAGAGAATTCGTGCCCGTCGTGAAGATGGTCCAGTTCGTGCCCGTCCGCTTCCGGAAACTGAGCCAGTCTATAAGAAAGGCGGTTCGGTAAAGAAGATGGCGGGAGGCTCAGCCTCCAAGCGCGCTGATGGCATTGCTCACAAGGGCAAGACCAAGGGCAAGATGATCAAGATGCGTATGGGGGGTAAGTGCTAATGAAGAAATACTCGCAGGGCGGTATGTCCGCCGATGAAGAAGCGGATCTTCAGGCTCTCAAGACCTTGAAGCAGGGCGACTACGATGTTGGTGGCCCGAAGCGTCGATACGCTCGTGGAAAGGTTAAGAAGATGGCTGGTGGCGGTAGTGTTAGAAAAGCCCCAAATCCTAATTACGGAAGCCCGACGCAGCCTTATGACAAACGAAAGTATGTCAATTTTCCCGGTGGTAGAAGCGATAAAGATATTGCTACGCCCGTAATTCCTGATCCGGTTAAGTATCCGGAGTACATTGAAGAAGTGGGCGAAGAGCGTGTTAGTGGCCCCCGTATGCGTAAGGGTGGCATGGTTAAATCATCTGCTTCTAAGCGTGCTGATGGCTGTGCCGTGAAGGGTAAGACTCGGGGCAAGTTCGTCTAATGATGCCTTCTCGCGGCATGGGTGTGATCGCTCCCGGCAAAGTTCCTCGTGCCAAGCGTCGTGGGGACAATAAGCCTGTTGAGGGTACTGGGAAGCCGATCTGCACCTTTAAGAAGGGCGGGGAGTCGAAGGTCAATCAGGCCGGGAACTACACCAAGCCGAGTATGCGGAAGAGTCTGTTTAATAGTATTAAGAACAGTGCGGTTCAGGGTACGGCGGCAGGGCAATGGAGCGCGAGAAAGAGTCAGTTATTAGCAAAAGAATATAAGCGGAAGGGCGGTGGATACAGAGACTAGCCTTTAACAATACGGCTAATTACAGAATGTGATGTACCAAATAGTTTTGCAACGTATCTCAAACTATAGCCTTGATCTAATAAGGCTTGGAACTCTTTTTTCTTTACGTAGTAAATACGACGCTTTGCACTTGCAATTCGCTGAGCATCCCAGTTGTGACGATCTCCGCCCATTATTGCGTTTTGCTGCGCGGTTACCCAACGCAAGTTTGAAACATGGTTATTCATACGGTTCCCGTCCATATGATCAACTTGAGGCAAACTGTCGGGATTTGGTAAGAAAGCTTGGGCTACTAACCTGTGAACATATCTCTGATTACCGCGACCTAAAGCGACTCGTATGTACCCAGTTGTGTGCAGCCAAGCCTTTAGTATCGAAGTTTTTTCAATACGCTTCCGGTGCGTTAAGTTTCGTTGCGGAATATCTGCCCAGTTTGAGCGGACTACGCCATAATCACTCACCGAATACCGTTCATTCGTGTCAGGTATCAGTTTCCAAATTTCCTGTGTTTTGTGTTCCATAGGTGGACTATGTCATGGCGCTACGAAAAAGTCAACAATCACTCAAGGCTTGGGGGGATCAGCGTTGGCGTACAAGGTCTGGTAAACGATCTTCTGACACGGGTGAAAGATATCTTCCGGAGGCTGCTATCAAGGCTCTCAGCCCTGCTGAGTACGCCCGAACCACTGCCGCCAAGCGACGAGGAAAAGCCCAAGGCAAGCAGTTCGTCGCGCAGCCCAAGGGTATATCGCAAAAAACCCGTGCGTATCGTCAAAAAGGCAAAGGGTAAGTAAATGGCTTACAAGACTACAGCAACTACAGAGTTCAACCTTGACCTCAACACGATCATCGAAGAGGCTTTTGAGCGTTGTGGTGCTGAACTGCGGACGGGATATGACTTCCGTACCGCGAAGCGTAGCCTTGGCCTACTTCTCATGGACTGGGCGAACCGAGGTATTAACCTCTGGACGTTGGAGACCGGTACCCAGACTTTGACGTACAACCAAGGTACGTATGATCTGCCGGTGGATACGGTCGATTTGTTAGACCATGTTATTAGAACCGGGTCTGGTACGAACCAGCAAGACATCAACATCTCGCGTATTTCGTCTAGCACGTACTTGTCTATCCCGAACAAGAACGCGACGGGGCGTCCGATCCAGATTTGGATCAATCGACGTACGGGTGCAACAGGCGCGGATGACGTAATTGTTTACCCGCAGTACACGGTATGGCCGAAGCCTGACAACAGCACGACTTGGACGTTGGTATATACCCGCCTTGTGCGTATGTTCGACCCCGGTAACGGCGTAAACGGACAGGATGTTCCGTACCGGTTCCTCCCCTGCATGGTGGCGGGGCTGGCCTACTTGATGTCCATGAAGATCCCCGGCGCGATGGAGCGCACACAAATTCTGAAGGCGCAGTATGACGAGGCTTGGGATTTGGCCGCTGGCGAGGACCGGGAAAAGGCTGCGGTTCGCTTTGTACCCCGTGAGAGTTTCTTGGGTGGCTACTAATGCCAAACAGGTTTGCAAGTGGCAAGCACGCGATTGCGATGTGCGACCGGTGCGGGTTTCAGTACAAACTGCGCCAGTTGAAGTCTTTGGTAATCAAGACCAAGAACGTAAACATCTTGGTCTGCCCGGAGTGCTGGGAACCCGATCAGCCGCAGTTGTCTCTTGGCTTGTACCCGGTAGACGACCCGCAGGCATTGCGAAACCCAAGGCCGGACACCACGTATTTTGAGGTTGGTAACGACGGCGCAAACGGTAGTCGTCAGATACAATGGGGCTGGAATCCGGTTGGCGGATCAAGTTCGTTCGATGCGGCTCTGACCCCCAACACATTAGTCCCAGCCGGTGAGGTCGGGACTGTAACGGTCGTAGTGACCTAGGAGATTGAGATGGCTAGTAAACTTGAAAAACATGCGGCTCTCCCGGCGAGCAAGGCTCATGGTCCGGGTCGCGTAAACCTGCGTGCTGGTGGCAAGACCAACAGCGAGATGAAGAAGTATGGCCGCAACATGGCGAAAGTCATGAATCAGCGTAGCCCTGTTCGCAAGAGCAGTGGCCCGAGGTAATTGCCATGAAAGAACTGAATCCCGGCAAAATCAGGCCGAACACCGACTCCACGGGGCGTAATGGCTACCCGGAGAAGGATGTGAACAAGGGCGTCACGCACATGGATATGCGTGGTGCGGGTGCTGCTACGAAGGGTAAGAAGTTCGTGTCGCAGATCAACCTTGAGAACAACGCCAAGTATCGCTCGGGCTGGTCGCCGTGAATTACAGCCAACTTACACAACTGATTCAGGAGTATTGTGAGTCTACGGAGACATCCTTCGTAGCCAATATCCCTACGTTTGTGCAGTTGGCGGAAGAGCGGATCTATAACTCGGTTCAACTTCCGGCGATTCGTAAGAACTCGACTGCCACGATGACGATAGGGAACAAGTACATGTCCTTGCCGTCTGACTGGCTTTCGACGTTCTCGTTGGCGGTGTTCAACCCAGCGAACAACGAGTACACGTATCTGCTGAACAAGGATGTGAACTACATCCGGCAGGCGTACCCGGATGCAGACGATACTGGGCGTCCCGAATACTATGCAATTTGGGATGACAACACGATGATTCTCGGCCCTGCGCCGGATCTCGCATACACGGCTGAATTGCACTATTACTACTACCCGACTTCGATTGTTGATGCGGGTACGTCTTGGTTGGGTACTAACTTTGAAACTGTTCTGCTCTATGGCTCGCTGCGCGAAGCCTACACCTACTTGAAGGGTGAACAGGACATGATGCAGTACTACGAACAGAAGTATCAGGAGTCGCTGGGTCTTCTCAAGCGCCTCGGTGACGGCTTGGATCGTCAGGATGCTTATCGTTCTGGTCAGGTTAGGATTCCGGTGACTTGATGTTCAATGCAACAACAGAAATCGGTCAGGTGTTGGTGCAAACCACCGACAATCGTGAACATACGGTAGAAGAAATTGCGGAGCGTGCGGCTAATCGCATTCTTCGCGCTGATTCCAAAGAAGCCCTGCACTATTGGCTGGTGAAATATCTACGTGAGGCACAAGATGCTGAGCGTAAGACGATATGCAAGAAGTTGGATAAACAGGGCTATGCGGAAATTGCTCAATTAATTGGAGACCTCTAATGGCTATTTCACAGGCAATGGTGACTTCGTTCAAGGTAGAGATCCTTGATGGAGTGCATAACTTTGGTGTTGGTGTTGTACGTGCTTCGACGGCGGCAGACGTATTTAAACTCGCTCTGTACACCTCGTCGGCTACGCTCGGTGCAGCAACCACGGCATATACGACTTCGGATGAAGTTTCGTCTTCGGGCACGAACTACCCGGCTGGCGGCTTGACGCTGACTATCTCGCAGGTTCCGACCTCGACTGGTACAACGGCGTGGCTGGACTTCGACGATCTGACGTTCCCGAGCGCAACGCTCACGGCCAACGGCGCTTTGAT